ATATTAGGGAATAATGATGATGAAGCAGTATATTTCGCTATATCATTTTTATAATCTTCTATTTGTTTTACCTTAGTATAGAAGTTTTTTACTCTTTGTTCAGCTGAACTAAAAAATATGTAATTATTATAATCACTATAATCTACATTAATATCTATACTTTGAGATGTAATTAAACTTAAAAGCTGTTGATATGATGAGGTAGATATACCTTGTACACTATTAATTAAACCATCATATGTTTGATATGATGTAGCTATATTATTTTGATTAGGTATATCAATACCAAAATTAGGACCTCTTAATTGAGGTAGAGGTGCAGGAAATATTAACTTATCTAAATTAATATCAAAAATAAAGGGATTAATTTTTTCCTTTACTACCCATAAATTACTTTTTTCCTGAATGGATATAGGTAATGGTTGGTATAGTTTGAATAGAATTTCATAACCGGATTCTATTTTATTTAAAGCAACGTTAACAGCTAATACTTGATCATTATTACCAAAATTAATTACATAATCTGTAAAGTAAGTAGATCCTGTATATTCATTTATAAGTGCTAAAGATGAACTTTCAATTTGTTCATTTGTTAAAATAGTAGATCCTACTCTAATTTCAGTTCTATCTGATGATATTTCTTTTAAAAATAATTCAGCATTGGGATTAGAAACTTTATTATTAAAAAAGTTATACTGTGTCTTAAATTCACCTGACGAATATCCTAAATTTTGTAAATCTTTAACAGGATCTATTTCAATAATAGGTAAAAAACCATTTGTATTTACAAACGATGTGTTTGGTAATTTAAAATCTTTATAGCTATAGCTTGTATTTAAAAGATTATTTCCGGCATCATAAACAAAATATTCAATATAGTCATTTTTTTGACCAAAATCCTCTTGAATTCTTTGAGATGTGAGTAACCTAACATCAGTATCATCATAACGAGATACTTCTTGTATATTTAAAATTTCACCTACTATTTTTATATTATCTGCCATTATCTTTTAGTCAAGTCGTTTACTGTTTGTTGTGTTTCAAGTACTTGTTGTCTTAATAATGTTATTTCATCTAATAGAGCTTGTACATCATCTTGACTAATACTAATACCTAAATAATCTGCTTCCTTTTGTAAAATGTATTGATGAGAATTTGAATCTCCTTCTTTTGGAATTTGATAAAATAAATCTTCATATAATTGAAAAAAATCATCTATAGTAAAAGAAGGAGTTTCATCAACAACATCTTGATTTATTAGTTGACGAAATTGAGTATCAATTACTCTACCATAAGTATCCTTATTAAATACAGTTTTTTGTACTGATATTTGTGACATTATCTTATAACTTTAAAGTAATAATTATTATCTGATATAACTGTTTCACCACTAGATAACGCAGTTTTAAATAATAATTTATAGTAGCGTTCCGGTTCTAATCCATTCATATATACATCAAAATAACTACCACTAGTATCGCAACTAATTTTAGTGTATGTTGTATCGTAATCTACGACAATTTCCTCGGTATCCAAATCTTTTATTGACCAATATGAAGAAGTAGGTAATACTTTATTATTTAAATAAACAGAGCTAGTTTGAAAAGCTCTAGCTGGAAATTTATCTCGCACATTTATTCTGAATCGTTGAACTGAGTCTTGTTGAAATTCACCTTTATTATTTCCTAATGAAGGAATAAATAAATCATTAGAAATAACGGATAACGAACCTGTATTATATACAAAATCACTCCATCTAATTTCTAGACATGGAGGATATATTGTATGAGTATTATTTGAAAAATATTTTGTTTCGAATTTAGATTGTGTTGTAAATTCTATAGATGAGGAATGTTTTAAAATAAAACCATAATTAGTTATTGAACCACTATACCAAGCTTTTACAGAACCAGATACTCTTAATTCAATATCTTTAGAAGTAGAATTTGTAAATGATTGTGATGAGGAATAACTAGAAGCAGTCCACCAAGTACCACCACCTACATTTGTACTATAAGATCCTGTCACACCAGTGGGAAAATTACCTTGTATCCAACTATTACTTCCTGATTTATTTGTAAATTCCCAACTTACTCCATCTGTTGTAGCAGGTGAATTACCTAATCTACCTGTACCTTGATTCCAATCAGCAGCTATAGGGTGAGCAAATATAGTATAGTTTAAGGGTATGGATGAAGCGTTAGCTAAATATAACTTTAAATATGCATCAAAACTACTGGTACCCACTTTATTAGTGATTATATCACTTATTTGATTAGTAGGAAATTTAATTAAGGTACGGGATACTTCATCAGTACCATCAATGGAATAATAAGTGCTAAGTTCTAATATTTCATCTAATCCAGTATTTAATACAGGATAGAATGAATATATAGTAGCGCTTTTTTCAGGAAATATTTTATAGATTGCCATAGTTAGTAATTACTACATATAAATATGTTAAATACCAAACTATTTTACGCTAATAATGCGTGATATTCTTTAAAATGTTTGATACGATCTGGTAAACCTATCGTGCCACCATTAACGCGTTTAGTAATAGACGTAACAACTGCATCAGTTGCGCCACCATCCGCTAATTTGTGTAAACCATTTTTATTAAAGAACCAAGCAGCTGATAATAATGCATATTTTGTTGCAACTAAATCAGGAGTAGCAGATAAATCTTCACTAATTGATTTACCAAAAGCAACATAATTATCTTTACCTGTTAATTGAATAAAACCACGTCCTCTAAATTTATAACCATCACCAGATGTTTTATCACCATTACCCATTCTGCTAGCGTAAACTACATTAGCAATTTTTTCCGGCTTACGTTCGTATGCTAAGGCAGTTGCTTCATCAGGGAAATATTTTTTAAATATACCCATTAAACCTTTAGCTCCATAATTTAAATTTTCTTGTACTAATTTAAATCCACCTGATTCGTGACCACATTGAGCTAAAAAATGAGCTAAACGTAGTGGAGAATTAATTTCAAATTTTTCCATTACTCCTGGGATTTGAGCTATTACACTGTCTGGGATGTGTCCTTTTAATTTGTCTAAATTCATATTGTTGTTTTTAATTTTTAACTTACTACTACTCTACCTTGAATATCTGTGTTAGGGTATCTAACTTCAAATATAGCAGGATCTAATGATGGATATATATTACCTTTTCTTGTAGCACCAACAATATCATATCCATATTGAGAATATGTTCCTCCTTGTTTATTTACAACTTCTACTTTAATTACTGATTGTACACCTTTAACTTGTAAAAGTTTAGATTGAATATCAGATAAAATAATAGGTTGATTTATTTGCCATTTATCTATATTAAAATGGTCTTGTAAAGAAGCTACACAATTTGTTAATACATCTTTATTTGAATATCCACTAGATACATTAATATCAAAATTAATACCAATATTAATATAATAAGCGTCTCTAATATTAATAGCATCAGTAACCATTCTATATTGGTTAAGATAAGTTACTAAATTATTTTTTAATGTTATTGATGCAGTATTTAATTTTTTGTCACTATTATAAGATAATACATATAAATCTAAAGCTAATGGGTTATTAGGTAAACTATAAGCTACTGTTTCTTGAGGATTTTTATTAAAGTCTTGTGTAATATAAGCTTTAGATATAGTACCATAATCAGCAGGCATTGATAAAGATCTTATAATATAATCTTCTTTAGTTACTGTTCTTAATTGAGTAGAAAAAGAATATAAAGCATTTTGTCTTACTTCTTCAGTTGTATCTCCATTTCTACCACCTGTAGATGGATCTGGGTTAGAAGATACTACACTTAATAATATAGAACTAGATAAAGGTCCTGGGGTATTTTTAAAGCTAATACCTGATGTATCTATTATAGTTAAATCGTTAGCAGGTATATTTGATGTTATTCCACCTCCTACTAAATATTTTACTTGTAAATTACCTGAAGGAGCTAAACCATATTCTTGAGAAAAATATACAGCAGCTTCATTATAATTATTTGTGATTGAAGATATACCAGGTACAGATCCTGCTTTAATATTATCTGCTGTTGGAATTATTTGAGAATCAGTTTTATTTGATACTCCTGCTCCAAATTCTAATTGTAATGTATTATCTGATAAGAATCTAGATACAAAACGTCTAGGTGTTCTTTGTAATTGTAATAAATAAGGAACACCATCACTACCAGAGGTAGAATTAATTCCTTTTTGAAATATAGAAGATTGAGCTAAATAAGGTACTTCATAAAATTGATTACCATCACTTGAAGTAACATTTAAAAGTTGTAATATATTAGTATCAGAAATATTTGATACTGCAAACTTTTGATTAGCAGGAATTGTTATAGTTGTTGATTTTATTTCAGCAGATATGGCAGGTACTGATTTTTTAAATAAATAATAATTATCATCAAAAAAAGTAATTTCAGTACTACCCGTATCAGTAAAATCTACTTGCTGTGTAGTAATAAATTTAGTACCTGTTGAAGTAGAAGTTATTTGAGTATTAGCTGGTATTAATAAGCCATAAGTATTATAGTCTGGTACTCCAGAACTAGAAGGTATTAATTGATATATATCAACTGTAGTAGAAGAAGCATAAGATGCTTTAGGACGATATCCCATCATATATGCTTGCGCATATAAATTTTCTTTTTCTTTAGCATATAATAAGAAATTTTCTTGTACTTGAGTATCAAGATAAAATGACATAACATCTCCTACATAAGAAGACATTTCAATAAATAAATTTCCTGGTGTTGCCTCTGAAAAATCATTATATGTTGCTGGAAAATATGTTTTAGCATACTGTTGTAATGCTGTTTTAAAGGAGGTAAAATCTTTATTTAAATAGGATATATTTTTATCTTCATTCATTATTATGTAAATTGTACTGTTACTTGGTCTGGGGTTTGTGATATATTTAAATAGTATTCAATAGTTAAATTTATTAAATTATTATCAGTATC